GAATAATCGTACCCGTAAGTAGAGTGTACAACATCTCTACTGCCTTAATGTCCTCGCTCATGTAAAATCCTCTCTAAATTGTTGTTAACTTCTCGGAGTCTGTTTTCCAAATATTCAATACGACCAACCATTTGCGCCTTTTCTCTCTCCAACTCGGTTATCTTAGACATCATTTCCTGCTGTTTACGCTGTTCGTCTATGTTAGTTTGAGCTAGCTGTTGGTTTGTATGGAGCAATTCTTTGTTCTCATCCTCCAACACACTTATTCTATCAGAATGTTGCTTAATTAGCAAGAGCAGGTCTTCTCGGAACTTTGCCTCTGAAGTAGCTTTGTTATTTTTAAAAGCAACGAACGAACCTATAATTCCGGTTACAATACCGCCTACTATACCTAATAAGCTGTTGCTATCAATCTGCTCTGACATTACTTCCCCACTTTAGGTGAAATTAAACTTTCTAAAATAAATGCACCGCAATTAACTTTACGCCATACCTTTGTACCTGCTATTTCTTGACCCTCAATAGAGTCATCTTTAAAAGTAAATAAACTTGTGTTTTCTGGTACGGTAGCTACAATTTTTGACTGAGTCGTTGGGGCTTCTCTCAAGTTGGAACGCACATTTGTGGTCACGATGTGATTCGGTCTAGTCTTGTTTAACTTCCAATAGGCAAACTCACCATCACTCACACCTGACGGGTCAATTTTACGACCCTTAGGTACGGCAATAGTTCTGTGAGTAACTAACTCTAAATCGGCGTAGTAATTAGCTAGGTAGGTTAATGCTTGCCACATCTCACCAGTCCAAATCCCCTCTCCGGGTGTGTAGTGTACCTCCACACCAATAGACTGTGCGTTGGAGTATTTAATGTTTGATACGTTACCTGCGTGCCATGCTGTGAACCTTGCGGGGTCTAGCATCTGTACGAGCAGACCTTGTTTACTGATTATGTAATGTGCGCTAACGTTAGGTGAGTTTAGCAAAAACTGAACCTCATTCTCGAACTTTGTCCCCACTCTTCCGTTTGTTGTGTGCACTACTAGGCTGTTGTACGGTAGATTCTGGCTCCTCAGGCTGTAGCCCACTCCCGGGGGTAGGCTGTTGTTCTTCTGGAGTTCCGGTTTGATTAGTATCATTTTGTGGAACCTCTTGGTATTCTGTTTCGATTTTTTCCTGCTCCTCCTCATATGTAGTACCGTAAAGTTGAGCAATCGTGTCCTTGGAGATAGCTCCAATTTGTTGTGCCTGAATAGCAAGCTGAGTGAGTGCTGTAATGTCTTGGAGGGCAATTGGACTAAAGAAGGGTTTAGGCCACCAAGAAAAGCCGTTCTTTTCAGCTAAATCTTGATAAGTCATTTCTACCCAGCTAGTCAGTGCTTCTCGCAAGTCATTAAGTGTACTGATTGGTCCGAGTGATGCAGTTTTATTGTCAGTTGCGTTACTACGCATTGTTTCGCCTACCGCAAGAATACGTGGGAAACCAAGTGCTAGAAAAATATCTGCATTCGGCTCAATATACTTAGCCTCATTCAACAAAGCGTCCATTGGTGGTGTTACCCACCCAATTTCTACAGTATGATTTGTAAAAAGGTTAAATACTCTGTCGCCCGTAACTGATGCGTTAGCAAGAACAGTTTCGGTTGACTTAATATCATCATCAGTAGCAGGAAAAGTATCGCTACCGATTTTCACATGTCTTAAAAGTTCAGAGGCTCTTGCGGCGATACTTCTATCCATTTGCTTCAAGTAATACTTATGCTGAAGAGCGTAAAGTGCGTTTTGCAGAAATGGTTTAGGATAATCGTCGTAAGACCGGAGCTTGCGGTAAATTGGTCTAGCATCGGTGAGCGGAAAAATTCTCTGACCGTTCATAATTGCACGAATATACGCCGGATATTCACGGGCAATCTCTTGGTAGCCCTCTTTATCACTAGAACCATCATCACGCATACCTTTAGTCATAATAAAGTTTACTTCTGCGTCAGGAATCTTAATAAAGACCGCCCGTTCAGTACCTAATGGTCTGCGTCTAAGCTCAATGTACTCTGCATTTCTGACCCAAAAATTAGTTGGGAATTGTACTCTTTTTCTTCCTAAAGTGGGGTCTATTTTATTACCCATAATAGTTTCATATGTATATTCAGGAATAGCCATACCATGTAGAAAGTAGTCGAGAGCCATAAGCTTAAGATAAGGCTGAAGATACTCCGCAACAGCATTGTAATACTCCACGGCCATCTCAGGGTTGTCCCTGTCCTTGCGATTTCTGAGTTTAGTTACGGCCATATCTACCATACGGTCGATAACTGTACCTACAATAGTGTCGTTGTCGTAGTAAAACCGGCAGAACTTGATAATTTCATGGTACTTATACTTCTTAGAATTATCAAAAGGAAGCATTGTAGGGTCATAATACCCTGCGACAAACTGACCGTTTACCATGAACGGTGATGGTTGATACGCAGATACTGACTTCGCTAATTTACTCATATTACCTCGATGTTACGTTGGCCGCAGGTTTAGCTAAACCAACAGATGTTATAGTTTGTACTTTACCTCTTAAGGCGTAAATAAAACACAGATAGGACGCAAATACGTGGTCGTCGTCTGATGCTCCGTTACCCCGTTCACCCATGATGAAATAGTGGTCGTTGCCGGTCATTCTTTTTTGTCTAGTAAGACGCTCAAGTTGAGATATTCCCTCAACATCAATTTCTGAGAAGATTAATTCGCCCTCAGTAACCATTCTTGCAAGCTCTTTCGAACCCCAAGAACGAAATACCTCAGTGAGTTCGGTGTCATCATCGGTTCTGCCGACTGATACACGCTCATTAAAAAGAACAGTAATGATTCGTTCATTGTATTTCCCCGAAGCATATTCTTCACGGCTAATCAAGGACTGGTACATACCTGCACCACCGCCACCTGCGCCGACGTCAATTGCTATTCTACTTGGATTATAATGTTTAGCCAGATAGTGAATAATTCTTTCCTGTTCAGGATAGTCAATTTTGGTTAATCTATAGCGTACAAGAGTTCTATACTTGTTTTCTTTCATAGCAATTACGTGAATAACTGTTGGGTCTGAAAATCCCGTGTCGATAGAAAATAGTACAGCTTCAAATCCTTTAACTGGGTATAGTTTTAAAACTTCCTCAAACTTCTTCCCCTTAAGTTTATCGTTGTTAGAGAATCTGATTGAATAAAAATCAAACGCTTCGGTAACAATGGCATCTCTAGGAATAACTTGAAAACTTGCTGAACCGTGCCTACCTAGAACGAGTTGTTGAAAAATATCTTCTTCAATACCGCCGTATTTACGTAACGCATCGTTCCAGTCATCTAGGGTAAAATACGGATTGTTTGGTGAGGGGATTCTGTACTTCTTATACTTAGGTCTACGAATATCTAGGTCATATAGCGCAGAGTTTCTAAACCCATTAGGCACTCCACAGTAGATTTCCTGAACTTTGGGCTCCCACGAGTTAAGAGTAGGTTGTAGCTGGTTAAACGCAGTCATTGGAAACAACTGCATCTCGTCTCCAGCAATCTTTGGAATATGCAAACCTACCAAGTTGTTAGATTCTTTACTACCAGCGATACGTGCGTAGAACCGGTGGTTCTTTCCACCAAACTTAAAATCAAGAGTTCCTTTAGACCTGTTAATATTATTTCCCAAAAACTCTTTAAGTAGAGGCGATGTGGTAAACTTCAAGATAATTCTATCTAGCAGAGGAGTCATCTGGCTAGTGTTTGGTGTTACAAGTACCTGCTCAGAAGTCTTTGGGAACTCGATGTCACTATTAACAATTTGATAGGTAAGTAAGTCTTCAATGATTACTGAGTTGTGAACTACAACATGCTCTGAGATATAAGTCTCGTCAGTATATACAGACACAGCATAGGTAACTGTTTCGTAATCCTTTTTAGTCTTTCTTTGTACCGGCTCCCATCTCAACAATTCAACATCCTCTAGAGTAGTTGTTGGGAAGTTAGTTTTAACGCCCGGTAATTTAAACACAGACCAAAATCTATAAGCGTTTTCTCTATCTATAGTCTCTAAAGTGTAAATGTTAGTGTCTACCGTAAATCTGACTTTCTCGTCTAGCTTTTTATCGGTTTTAGTGATTTTAGTGTTAACTCCGAAGTACATAAGCAACTCTTGAAAGTCCTTAGCGTACTCTCCGTTGAAGACCTCGAGAACAACTTTATCTTTAGACAATGTACCGTACTGAGCAAACACGGCCTCTAGAAATACTTTGATGTTATCTAGCTTCTCTTTTTTGATAAAGTTAAGTCGGGTTATTCTGCGCTTGTCTACCGAATACATACCAATCTCTTGCCAAAGATTACGTAGATAATGTCGATTCTGACCAGTGCGAATTCGGTCTAGATAGTATTTACCGTCCTCGACCCGCAAAGTACAGTAGGTTTCTTTAGCAATAAGCTCAAGCTCCTCAGCAATTTGATTAAATCTTGGCTTGATGCCAACATAACCAACCAACTTGTGTCGATGTAGTGCCGAGTACCCAAGTAAACGCATTTCAAACCATGAAAATCCGTCGTTTACGCAATGCGTCGATGGTAAAATGTTAGTTACTGCCACCAACTCACCCAATTTAATGTCACCGGCTAGTTTAAACCCGTCCGTGGTCAATATAGGATGATTCTCTGTACACTCTAGCTCTATGTTATTGGGAAGATAAAGCTTAATCAGCTTTTTCCATTTGTCTCTAGTAACCACCGCTCTACGTGGTCTAAACTTTCCGTCAGTACCGTATGCGTAGGCCATGAAAGACTTACCCTTGAGTTTCAGTAACTGACCTACTGTTTTATAACCCTCAGTGGTAAATACTCTTGCGCTAAGTGGCTGACATTTGCCGATAGAACGACCGCCAGTAATAACAATGTGCTTATTCTGGTCTGTAAGAATCTCTTTCTGATAGGGTCTGTGTTTGAATTCGTCTGAGGGCCAGTTATTCTTGTTCATGTCACCCTGATTAGTTGAGCGTAGGAACTCGCTGAACCACACAGGGTCTTCTATAAGCTCCAGAAGAGCAATCTCAGCATCTTCAATCTTCTTTTGCAGTGCCATCGTCTTCCTCTAGAATAAACAATTCTTCCTCGCTGTCCAAATCGGGACTGTCCTTAGCCGCATCAGGTTGTACAACGTCATAAAGATATTGTTTTCTCCATTTGTAATCTTTAATATCAAAAAATACGCCCTCTGACGCCGCTTTTCTAGTCATAGTTACCCGTCTATTACACTGACTACACTGGCATTCGAAATGAAACGCTGTGTGGTCCATTACAGGAGCAAACCTAGCAACTAAGACTTTACAATCAGGACAGTATACTTTTATTAACCTTTTTTCTAGAAAGTTTTGTGCAACAACCTTTAAATTAGTAATATACGACGCTACACTGTCACTGTTCTCAGACTTTCTAGTCTTACGGTCAAGCGCAAGTGCTCTCTCAATCTGAAGATTGCGTTCAATAATATCACGCATAGCATTACTAATATTTTTAATGTCGTCGATGTTGTCTATTGCGGACTCTTCGGTAAGTTGAAGAAGTTCTCCCTGTAGACGTTCTACCAAAACCTGATTATTGATGAGCATCTCTAAATTAGCTCGGTCATTTGGAGAATTTAGCGTCTCTAAGTCGTACTTAAGGCTATATTCCTCTAATATCTCTTGAAACCTTGATTTCTTAGCCATAACTACCCCTAAAACAAAAAAATTGAGGTAGTTTTAGAGAAGTATACCGCCGTTAAGCGTGTAAAACTCCTGTAAAACTACCTCTCTACTAATATACCCTATTTTTGTGTCAGTTATCGAACCGGACAGGCTCCACCGGCACAATCAGGGTCAAACTCATCATCAGCACTCAAGTCTGACTCACGGAGGGTCAGTTCACTAACAATACGTTGCCAGCTGATGTGCTCAACCTCGTTCTTACGCTTAGCATATTGCTCAAGAGTAATTTCCTCATAGGGCATCAGAGGATAAGCGGTAGTGTTCTTCGGCAAGAATGACACACCAATGTAGTAATCCCAGTTTTCTAGAATGGCATCAATCAAACCGTCAACCTCTTCAGGAGAGAAAGTGATAGTGATTGAAGTGTTGTGGTCAGTCCAGTAGTCCTGCATAATAAAGTACCGCTTAAGCTGTTCTAGGGCTGATTCAGTGTTAGCTGAGCGTTTAGCACTAGTCTTGATTGGAAACTCTACTACCCAAGTTTGAGCTGTGTCGAGAACTTTCATTTTCTCAAAGTTGCTAAGCTTACTAAACTCTTCAGGACGCATAGTCGTTGCCTCAGGGTACACAGGGTAACCAACTGCAAGCATTGTCTTTGCCAAGGGGTCAAACGATGAAATACGAACACGGCGAATGTAGTACGGTGCATATGAGCTGTGTGCCCCCGATGAAACAGTTGGAAGCTGTGAAATTGTACCGCTCGGCTTAACAGTGGTCACCAAAAGAGGAGCCGGAATACGCATTTCTGATGCATAAGCAATTGCCGCCTTATTAGCAACACCGTTCAAAGTAGCTAACAAATAACCTAAAGTGAATTCAAAAACACTGTCAACTGTAGGAACTACGGAGTTCTCATCGGAGGTGTCAACACCCAAAGCGTCCATAGCTTCTACATACCCAGTAAGACTTACACCGGTCAGACGGTCCCGCTTCTGAACCTCATCCCAGTGAGAAAGTTCCAAAGTTACGTTAGTCATACGAAGACCAACTCGGGTGGCTAGTTTGATGGCTTCTGATAATGCATCTGTATCTAAAAGATACTTATTATCCTTGTAGGTAACAAAAGCGGCGACGTTTACTTCGGATAAATTACAGACCCCGTTGGGCGCAAGTAGAATCTCGGCGCACGGGTTTGTGCCGGCGTAGTTTGGTCGGCGAGCACTTGCGGCCTTAGCATTAATAAAACCCGGCTCACCATTGTTCATAACACGGTTAAAGATGTCCTTGAGCTGTGCCTTGGTTGGTTTCTCAGTGAAGTAAACTGAGTTGTTGCTCATACCACGGTAGTAAAATTCGGCCTTGCTTGGGTCTGACCAGAGGTCAACTTTAGCGTCCATGACTGACTTATCGTTAATGTCAAAAAGGGTAATTTCTGACGAACGGCGCACTCCACCCACAACAACACAAGAACCGATAACATTCATAATGTCCATCGCTTGAACAGTTGAAAGCTTTGTAGTACCACGACAAACCACCTTGTGAATCTGCTTGAACATATCACGCAGGGCAGTGTGTCCTGAAGCACGGCCACCAAAAGTCTTCAATGCCTCACCCTGAGGGCGAACATGGTCGTAGTTAATCATAATTGACTCTACAAACTCACCGCTGGATAATGTTTCAAAATAGATGCGTAACGCATCAACCCACGATATGTTAACTTTACCTCACGGTAAAGACCAGACTTTATCTTTTATACAAACGAAAACATAAACCCTTTGTGGGTTTTTTTATCACCTAAACACACAGCACTTATATTTCTATAACTTAAGTTAAGTAGGGTAGCGGCCTCCCTAGCAGATGCGTACTTAATTGACTCGCCGGTAGCTAAGTTAGTAGCTAGTACTGGTTTTTTATTATGTCTGTTCGAGAAAACCAGTTTTTCTTTAGGAAAAACAGGATAATCCTCATAAGACCACAAAAATCCACCACAAAACTGTACTGAGTACTTAGATATAGACTTAGCCGACTTAATAATGTTACCATCACGAAGTCCTGTATGTATACCAGCGTCAAACGCACAACGATACTCTGCTAGTTTTTCCAAAGTTACCATATTGTATTGGTAGACTTTTTTAACCCTGTCATCGGGAAGTAAATAAGGAGAACCACCGTCGTTACCGTTGACAAGACGAAATCCCTTATCTAAATGCTCCGTTATAAGTTGCCATTCTCTTTTATGTGCACCCGCAGGGTCTCCTAAGTAGGTCTCAAATACCTCTAAATCGGGGATTAAATTATCTTTAAGAAGAAACTTAATCCAATTAGATTTTCGTGTATTTTTATCCTTACCCGACTTCACAGCATTTACATGCTGACGCTGACGTTGTTTAGGATTTTTTGACTGCCCTATGTAGCGAACTTCTCCGGTAACCGGGTGCTTTAGGTAGTAAAAATATGTTTTCATTAAATATAATCTCCTGTAAAGTCGTTGAGCCTTCCACCTGCCTTACGGGTTAGTGGCTTGGTTGCTGATTTTCTTATAATACTACATTTTTAGAGCATTCGCAACTACCATTTCTAGTTTTGCTGTAGCTGTAGTACCTTCAAGATGTCCCAGCAGTTTAAGAGATAAGGGCCAGTTTTTAACCCTCTTTCGAGTCCCCAACGATGATGTAAACACCGCCGGAGTCCTTATATA